TCAGTGACCTGTCTTAGGAGGGTCATGGTGCGGTCAATTGCCTTACGTTCATCAACAACCTCCAAACCTGACACTAGGATGCTCAGATGGTCAATAAATATCACTTGACAATCCAAGCCCTGTACCATGTACCGGACACGATCCAGCAAGTCATCCATCTCCAACGATCCAAAATGATCGTAGATAAATACTCGCCCAGTTCCTAGAGTATTGTCAAAGTATTCCCTGATTTGTTCTCTCGAATACTTCTCGAATACTTCATTAAGATGTAGGCGGTCATTGGCCTCAACCGCCAGGATACCACGCCTAGTGCGATCCACTGATTCTTCAAGGGCAATAATGCCAATGCTCTGGTCTGTAGTCTTTAGATAATAGTGTTGTAGCTCCCGTAGCAGAGAACTCTTGCCTACCCCTGTGCCAGCTGCCCAGGTAACGATCTCCCTGGCCCTGGTGCCAAGGGTCTTGCTTTGCAACTGTGGGAAAGGGAAAGGCATACTGCGTAGGTTCTGTTCAGACCATAACCCGTTAAAGTCCGTAGCGGCGTTCCTGATGCCAGCTGGGGTGTAGCACTGGGTATTCTTCATGCGTGCAAGGAACTCGCTCTGTAAGCCCTTGGCAGTGTACTCACAAGCGTCCTTGTGTTCTAGCTCTACGATGTACGCCTTTCCGGGTCTGAGTAGCCTAGCGCATCTCTCAGCGTTCTGTCGAGCCTCTGGCTCTGAGTCAAAGCAGATGAACACCCGATTGAACTTCTCAAGCAACTCAAGATTGCTCTTGAAGTCACGCTCTGCACTGGCTTGTCCTGATCGTATGGACATTACATGGACAATCTTGGACGAATGTCTGCCCTTGCTGTAGGTCTGGGCATCTGGAGAGACACCGTTGACCATCTGGAACGCTGCTAGTGCGTCTGCCTCGCCTTCAGTAACGATCAAGGTGTCTGAACTAACACCAACATCCTTGCCCAAGGTCTGCGATCCGAAAAGAACTGAGTTCTTGAAGTCTCCCTCTGTCTTAAACTCCTTTCCTTGTAACCTAATCTTGGCAGCGATCCGCATACCGTCGTTGTCAAAATAGGGAAAGACAACTCTAAGGTCACTGGCGGTCACTTCGTAGAGGTCTTGCACTGCCTTGGATATATTCCTGGAGGACCAAGGTGTGTCTGGTTTGGGTTGTTGTTTTCTCAAAGGTTGCACGTAATCCTCCCTTGTCTCGCCATAGGTATTACAACTGAAGCAATATGTATGCCCGTCGTTATAAACGGCTAAGGCATCTGATGATTCACATTTGTCACAAGGTTGGTGGGTCTTAACGGCTACAACGTCGCTCATCAGTGGTTTACCTTCTTGCTTAACATCGTTTGAAGACCATCATCGTCTTCCTCTTCCAAGTCTACATCAAAGTGAGGTTCCTGGTCAAGATAAATCTTAAACTCTTCCAGGGCCATGCAGATAAAATATTCAGCTGGCTTGTTATTGATTTCAGCCATGCTCATCAAGAAAGGCGTGACCGACTTGTCAAGACCAAACACATCTTCCAAGCCTTTCATAAAGATTTGAAAGGGTAATGACGGAGCGCCGCCTGTGATTTCGTTACTCATTTGAACCTCTTGAATAGAACATAAAACACAGTCAGGACGAATATGTAAGAAGCAACTTGCACTGCTTCAGAAAAGTGCAAGCTGTCTAGGGGAAAGAGATCATTTCCCGACATTGGACATTTCTCCTGCCAATGCTGCGTACCCTGCTATATCGACAAAGCTATCGTCCTTGGGTGTTTCGATGCTACGTGCAACTTTCATCAAGACAAGCATCATCGCAACATCGACAGGCGTTAGGTCATCAGGTTTGGACCGGACATAGGTGGTCCACAGTGCTGCAATCCTAGCGTGGTTTAGATATGCGTCTCCGTATTCCTTGGCACGGTCACCATTAATTAGGTCGCAAGCGGTTTGTAGAATTTCGTCTCTATTCATCTTCTACGGTATCCTCTATGTAGTACCCAATAGGGGTAAGTCCTTCATGGGAGAAGTCATTGTCCATGACCTCTTTAGCGTCATAGTACGGACGTTTTTTTGTCGTTTTGACACGTTGGCGATACAATGGTGATTGTAGGGCATGTGCTTCTTTGCTTCGGCGCTTCATCTTAGTTTCCATATTGTAGGCGGTTATTAATAGTTTTCCGACAAGTCCTGCAAGCATTGAGTATTGTGGTCCTCTTCAAGTTCATAGGTAAACGCTTGACGTATAGCATTTCGACAAACAGAACATATGTCATTATGTAAAGGCTGGTTGTCTGGCAACTTAGCGTCACAGATGGCGCATCGCATTTTATCCTCCTCCGGTGTCGCTCTATAGAGTACTCTATAGTGCTACAGTGTAACTTTATTAATATCTCTATTGTGTACTCTATAGAGTATAATATAGTACGACACCGTCAATTGTCAAGGTGTAAGAATTAATAAATGTCTGGATTGGTCTTTTCTGTTGCTTCGATGTCGTCTGCAAGTTCGCAAATTGGCACATATGCATAGTCTAGTATCTCTTCAGTGTATATCCTAGCTACATGCTTGTTGCTGAGGGGATACATACCCTCGATTGTTGTTCTCAGGATGTCTCGTAGGTGTTCAAACACCACTAACTGATTGTCGGTTATACTATGCATTGTCTAACTGTCCTCCATGTCTGACAAAACGCTAAATTCCTCATGCGTCATTTGTCTGGGTTTGCTCCAATAGTGTTCTTCGAGGTAATCATTTACCACGTCTACGCCATACTTGTCAAACATTATTGACAAGAAATCGGATGATTCCATGCCGTCAATCATGTGAGGCCATGCGCTCATACGCAAAGCTTGCATGTAGTTTTCGCAATCTAGTTCTAGTGTCATTGTCTAATCCTCCAATTGATACAATCGAACGCATGTTATACCATGCGCTCTGTTGTGTCAACTAGTGATCCAGGAATGTTATGGGTTTCTTAGTGGTCCAGCAAAGCGAACAAGTGCCGCAACTGTCTGTTTTGTCTAGCTGGACCGGACAGGTAATAGCATCCTTGGTAGTGTTGTGGATTGTGTTGGCGGATAAGTTATCACTTGGCAATGTAGAAAACCTAATGGCGAAGCGATTGAAGCCTAAAACCTTACGAGCGTGTCGTAAGGCGTCACCTACTGGCTTGCCTGGATGGTGTCTGGAATAGCCGTAAACGTGCAACTTGTCGCGCTTGGCAACTTGGATTTGCCAAAATTTAACATAGTCGGCAGAGTAGAAGTCACCTAGGACATGCAAGCGGACCAGATAGCCTCGCTTGTGCTTGCTGTCTAATGCGTCTAGTTCTGTCTCTAAACGAACCTCAAGGCCCGCAGTGTCGATACGGTGTGCGAACGGCATATTGTTCCCATAGCAGTCTAGCCAATGCTCACAAGCATCATCACATGTCTTACGTTCCTCAAGGGTTAGGGTATAGATCGGCATACCGGCAAGCTTGCCCTTGGTAACTTTGCGACCTAGTTTTTTGTTAGTCGATGGTTTCAAGGCCTTGTGTGCATAGGTGTCCAGGCTGTGGACATTTTTGCTGTACATGGTGCGACTATCGACTATGGCCGCATGGGTCTGTTTTAAAGCTGACATTGTCTAGCCTCCCTTTCTGGTTTCCAGTAAGTGTCTTCTAAATGTTGATCTACCACATCCTGGCCATGCGTGTCCCACATCTTTTGCAAAAAGAAATGAGATTGCCTGCCGTCGATAAGAAACTGGCCCCAACCATTGGCTGGGCCGTCTAGGGCTTCCACGTATCTTTTACAATCGTTCTCTAATGTCACTGTCTAGTCCTCCAACCATTGTTTAAATGTCTTAGGTATATATTCATCTGGTCCAACACACCAGACATATATTTCGTATCGGTCGAAAAGTCCAAGTAATTCCTCTGGCAATGTCGCTCGTTGTTGAGCTATGAAACGCCTAATGGATGCGTTTGTCTTCATTTCTGTTTTTTCCCTTTCATCCAACATTTACAACAATACAATTTATTATGCTCAACAATGGGCGCATGTGTGTTACAGCCCTTGGTGTTACATTTAGGCAAAAATGCCGCATCGCGTTTACTCATTTGATAGTCCTCGATTGATACAATAGAACGCCAGGAATATCCCTGGCGCTCCGGTGTATCAACCTGCGAAATGGTACAGGTGTCGCACTGCCGCCTTGCGCTCTACATAGAGCGAGCGACGGCCAGCATGAATGCCGGTCATGGTCGGGCCTGTAGTTATTCCCCAACGGGATTTGACAGCCCGCTTTCGATACAGTCCCCAAGAGAACCGCTTGCCTTGTGTGCCGTCGTTTAAGCCTGCTGTCTTTACCAATTTAGCCATTGTTTGATTTCCTTTCCTAATGGCATTGAAACAATAGAACGCACCGTAAACGATGCGCTCC